AGGGAGTTGTTGAGGAATTTGGTCCATCCAAATATCAACCACCAACTAATCCTAATGCAGTTGAGAAAACTATGAAAACTCTAAATAAACTTACTGATCCAGTTCAACATTATGAACATGATATTTTGAACCTTGCGATCCAAGATTATTTAGAAGAAACAGTTTCCATTTTTGACAAACATCCTGAAGATAAGAATTTATTTAAGATCTATTCTCAGAGTGAAGCTCTAGATGGAACTTGTGATGGGATACTCTCTGGTATTCCAAATGATACATCCTGTGGTTTCCCGATTAACAAATCGAAGAAACAAGTATTTGTAAAAGATGGTGATGATCCTTCTTTAGTTCAAGTACCTCGAGAATTCAATGATACCTTTGATATTCAATCAGAGATTGATAGTGTTCTTGAAGCTTGGAGTAATGGTTTACGATCAGAATCTATTTACAAGGCTAGTAGTAAAGTTAATGAACTACTACCTAACAAGAAAGCTCAAGACAAAGTTCGGAAGTTCTATGGTTCTCCTATTGCAAATTTTGTTGCATCTAGGCGAGCTCTTGGAGCTATTCCCGAATTTATGTTGAGGCATTCTGATACTACAGAATGTATGGTTGGTGTTAATGCGACATCTGATCAGTGGACTAAGGTTTATAAGAATCTAACTAGATTCAATGAAACCAATATGATCGCTGGTGATTTCGCAGGTTTTGATACCCGTATGGCTGCTCAGATTACTACAGCTGCTGCTCATGTTATTGTTGAGTGGTATCGTGCTGCTGGTATGTCTGAAGCCGACCTCCAATTAGTTAGAGGTGCTCTATCAGATATTGTTCACCCCAATATCCTTATTGATGGAGATTTGTACCGCTTTGCTAATGGAAATCCTTCTGGTAATCTTATTACGGTTCAACTTAATTCAATTTGCAATTCAATTATGATGCGCTATTGTTATTATAAGATGAATCCTAAGATTTCCACTCGTTTTGCACAAAACATTGCTCTTATTAC